GGTGTACTCAGTTAAGTGGGGAACTAAGAAACGTGTGAATGTAAATTCAGTACTTGCTAACGGGTCTACTGGACGTTTGTATAGTTTTTCTTTTCTTAACACTCGTTGGTTAAGTGGAATAATTTCTACAGGTACACTAGCAGTATCGAGAATACTTTGCTTGCATACTTGAAATGCAATATCTTCTCTAGTGTCGTATCCTACAAAAATTTTTAGTGGTTGCATTAGTCTCTTCTTTCAATATCTTCTTCAATGCACTCGGCGCCCCATTGGATTTCTAAAATATGTGCATTTGTATCTCCAGGATTAGAAGCCTTATGCCAAACTTCCTTGTCAATCTCGTAAGGCATTCTGTGCGGTTCTAATAATACTGTGCTAGGTGTAGACTTCCATTCGGTTTTCATATCTACAACACCTTCTAATATTATCCATTGTTCAGAACGTTTAAAATGTTTTTGATCACTTAAACTTTTGCCAGGATATATTACAAGCTCTTTTACCTTGTATCCTTGCTCAGGTTTGTGATCTAACACACGCCAATAACCCCAGTTACGTTCTGTTTTTTGTGTTTTCCACTCGTCTAATATCCAACTACTGCTATTAGCTTTATTTTCACCACCGACGCCAAATGCAAAATCTACATAAGGCATACTACCGTAAATTTTGTATTCAGGCGTCGTGAAATTTGTCCTGTCTCCGCCGTTGGCAAATATTACTTTACTACCTGATCCGTGTGTGCTTAATGTTTGAAAAATTGCTTGACATGCACTATCATCGCTGTCGTCAAAACCGATAACTTCGTCTACTACTGTTAACTCTTTTACAATTGCTGCACGTTCTTCAAAAGACATAAATGGTCTACCTTTTTTACGTGTTAGCCAATCGTCCGAATTCAATGCTACTACTAGCTTTGAACCTAGTTTTTTTGCTTCTTTAAAATAGGCTATGTGCCCTGAGTGTAAGGGATCAAAGCCGCCACTAACTAATACAACATTGCTCATGTAGATATTTATATGCGCAGTTTATGTGTGTTTTGATAAATGAAACCAAGGATCACCTCTGGCTATTTCATCTTCGCGCCATTGACAATATCCTAAATTATAAAGCCATTGATTGCGATCGAACATTATAGGATTTTCTAAATCTTTTAACTCCTTGTTGCTACAGTCCCATGCCATTGAACTAGCACACATACTAAACGTTGGTATCCCTTCACATACACTTTCTGTCAATGCATTTGAGTTAAATCCTACTACTGCCCAAGCATTACTAAAGTCAGCATACAACCCATCTCCGCCTTCTAACAATGCTGCACCGTGTGTATTTTTACTAATTTCTACATCAAAATCTTTTAGAGTTTCTAGTTGTCTATCTTGCCGTAGTGGATGCATACGTACACGTATTGGCCTATCTGTATACTTTTTAATTTCTTGTATAGTATATTTTATAAACTGTTGATACGATCCGTGTTTGTCTATAAGTTTTTTTAAACTACTGTCGCCTGGACGTTGTAATACTAGTAATACATAATCGCCATTTGTACGCCAATCTTTTATTTCTATTGCTTGTTCTTTTTGTATTCGTAGCCAGCGGTCTGAAGGACTATTAGCATTACAATAGTTACCGTCGTCTTGATAATAACTTGTCCAACTGTACCTATGATAGGACATAGGATTTGGAGGTTGTATCATGTTGCGCCTAAACACAGCACTTTCAACAACTAAAAATGGCTTGTTACTGTCTAATATAAATTGATAATATTGATTAAGTTTTTTACGCTTTTGTCCTAAAATATTATTTTGTATATAAACATCTGCAGATTGTATAGTGTCTTGATCTGCCCAAGGAACTATTTTAAAATTAGGAAGATTTGGTATAGGATGATTCCTATACATTTCTTCAATGCCAATTACTAAACTATCTTTGTTCATTTTGAAAAAGTAATCCTCTGCGAGAAAGGAATCTATGTTTCTTTTTAGTGCCCATAGTTGAATGATTACGCATTTCAATAGTTAAATCTTTACAATATTCAAATCCATAATTAGACAATTTATCTATCCAGTATTCTTCTGTATTACAATTAACATGATGATGTCCTGTTGCGCCGACCGGAGCATACGACATTATTAGAAATTTACATTGTTGCATTGCCTGTGCATAATTAGGAATATATTCTTTGTGTACATGCTCTACAAATTCTACACTCCATCCTAAGTCGTATGTTTTTACAACAGGAATTGGACCTGTTGTAAAATCATGTATAGTAAACTTACTATTATCGTAACGAGATAATGTATAGTCACCGTCAATACCGTGTGCATCTAAATTTAAACTATCAGCAAGTTCAACCATGCCTCCTGGCCCACACCCTACGTCTAACATTGATGTTACGTTTAGTCTATCTATTGCCCACCGAAGTGTTCCTTCGTCTATATGAGTTGTTCCTTGATGTCCGCCTAGATGATCTTCAAGTTCCATGTATTTCTTTTCCGCTTTTTACTTTTACCTTTTCCATGCAAATATATAATCTTTTCTAACACTTGACATTTCAATTGCGCCTAATGACTTTAGGTATTCACCGGCGCAGTATTCAGTATCCGGATGTTGCTCAACTACAATTACAGGTTTATATTCTATAATAGTTTTTTCAGCACCCTGTAGTACTTGCATGTCGTGTCGTTCACAATCAACTTTTAGTAATCCAAATTTAGATAGGTTTAAGTCGTCTAATTTTTTAATTTTTATTGGACCTGTGCCTATGTTAGAAACATGACTTGCTCCGGTATTTACTTGATTAAATTGCATTTCTATATTACTGTTGACGTTACCTAATGCGTGTTCGTGTATTGTAACAGGTAAGCCCTTTACGTTAAGTTTTAAGCATTCAAGCACTTGATTCATAGGCTCAAATGCAATTACACTATTAAATTTTTCTGTTAGAGGCTTTGCCCATAAACCTACGTTTGCTCCAACATCAATTGCTAAATTAAAATCTACAACGTACTTGTATGCTTCATCTCTAACATCATTTTGGTATTGTGGCAATCCACCGTTGTTCACTTGCTTTTGAATTAATCTACTAAAATGGATATCACTGTCCGGCATCCAATAATTAAATACTTCTTTCATTTTATGAATCCCTTAAATGGCACCAAATACTTTTCTGTAACTTTTTGTTCACCTTTGAGAGTTAAGAATACAGTGTCAGGTTTGGGCTTTGCTATCCTTATCCATTTATTATCAATTGGCGTATAGTTGTACTTATCTGCTAGAGCACATAGTATGTCTTGATCTCGACCCCATAGCCAATCATCAACAGGTTCTTTTAGTAACTCACTAGCATATACATTCCTAAAATTGTCGCTCTTAAACGCAACTAGTCCAGCTAACCATCTGTCTGCCTTGTGGTGTTTTAATACGTGTTGATGTGAAAATATAGATGTAAATTCATCTATACTAAACGGTCTTGCACATATAGTGTCTGCATCAAGTGTAATAAATTGTTCTTCTACTGGTATTTTTGATGCACACAAAAATCTTACAGCTTGTAAATATGCAATCCTTGATTCGTCGTTTTTAAAAGTTTTAGTTTCAAATGTATATTTTACATAAGGAAGTTGTATTAGTTTATCGTGGTTTACTACATGACAGCGGAGTTTTAACTTAGGACAGTGATAGTGGATACTCTTAAGTAAATTTTCTGCCCAGTCGTTATAATATTTTTGATCACATGCAATTAATATACTATATTGAGGCATCTTCCATGCCCGCAACTCTTAGCTTAACTACATTAGTAATTTGCCATTGTTTTTGATCAAGTGCTTTAAGAACACCTAACCATTTGTTACGCATGAGTGCAAACTCGTTGATAATCTTTTCATAGTCAACAACGTCTGCCTCACCGTCAACGTATTTTTCAACGTCACGGCTTGACAGAGCTCGTTGATAGTTTTCAAGATATTTCTTAAAGTACGAGCTACGCAATCTACGTAGCTCGATATTTAAGTAGTTTAAAATTGCTTCAATTTCTTGTAACTGATTAAACCGGTGTTCAACAAGGCCTGGCATAGCTGCCGCAGACTTTTCAACATTACCTACAAGTTTGCATTCTGCACGAGCTTGAATTAATTCTTGCTCAAAGTGTGCTATTGCATCAGGTATTCTACTTATATCACGGCTTACTTCGCTATACCAACCCATTGTTTAATCCCATTCATCTTCTTCTTCATCGTTATCTAAATCTAGATAATAGTGAATAGCATCGTCTAATGCTGCATCACATCCCATAGATTCTTTTAGAGTTTGATCAGAAACTCCGTAGTCAGCCATAAGATCGACAAATTTTTCAGCTATAATTTCTATTTGTTTTTTGTCTAAATATTCCTTAAACAAAGTCCAAATATCGGCAATGTTCTCTTCATTCATTAATCGCTTCCCCAATAAGATTATCATCAGTTGCTTCTTCGTCAACTTCAGCGGTATTTACCACTTGTGACTTTTTTACTAAGTAGTCTGACATAACTTTATCGAGGTTTGCACCAATCCACTTTTTACGATAGTCAAGAATCTCTTCACCATCAAGTGTAGTGTACGCAAGTCTGTTTCCTTGCTTTTTAATAATGTCTTTTGCTTCAAACAATTCAAGCAATCCACTATAAGGATTCATTCCTGTTTCATAAGGAATTTTAACCTGTACACCTTCAAAGGGTTTAGCGTAACGAGTCTTCATAACTTTACAGCCAGCACGGATACCCATAACTTGGCTAATCTTGTTACCATCTTCGTCTTCTTTTAGTTTAAGTTTCTTCATAGCAACAACGATACTTGATGCATAAATGAAACCTTGTCCACCACTGATCTTGTCATCCGGATCAAACATATCTTGTGATGCGTATGTATGATTAGTACATACAAGTCCTACATTATGTGAGCCAATCATGTTAACTGTGTTACGAACAAGTGAAGTCAATGCCTTAGGCTTACGACCCATATCACCTTTCATATCACCCTTGTTAAACTGATCAACATCTGTAGGTGTTAACAACATGCCTAAACTATCAATAACAAACAATACCTTAGGACGGTCTTCTTCGTTCATTGCTTTGTAGTCTGTCATAAACGTACTAATAGTCTTAGCAACGTCATCAATCATACTCATGTTAAGTTTAAGTAGTTTGTCTTCTGCTGTGTCTACATCTAATGCATGTAGCCACGATTCGTCAAGTGCGTTCTCTGAGTCAATTAGTACTACAAAGATACCTTGTTGTTGTGCTTCTTTTACAATGTTGCCTGCACAGATATAACTTTTACCTGCACCAGACTCTCCTGCAAACACAGTTACCTTACCCATTGGCACACCTTTATTAAAGTCGCCACTAATAAGATAGTT